AAGCTTTTAGTTAATTTTTCTTGTAAAGAGCAAGAATCTATTTAGGCTCTTTATCACTACAATGGTAACCAACAACAACCTCACCTTTAAAAGTATGAAAGTAATGGTTTTGTTTTGGTAAAGGAATTTTTCTTTCGTGTGTAATAACATATTTATCCCACCAAACAGCACAATCTAAGTTATGAGTTTCAACTTTTAAAATATCACCAGTTGATAGTATTAAAGAAATAACTAAACCTTTGTATCCCGCAATCAATTCAAACATTAATTAAGCTGTATCATCTTGATGTCTTCTTCTCATATAACGTTTGCTAGGTTCATAGTTCCATCTTTTACCATGATGTCCACGCATGTCAGCATACCACATTCTTAATTTAACTATTAAACATCTTAAAAAAGTTCTTTTAGCCATTATCAATTACTCTTCCATCTTTAGTTCTTTTTCTTTTTGGCCATTTACAATTTATTTTTAATGTACTTCCATCTTCAGATACTAAAATTATTTCATGTCCTGTTGGTGTGTCATAAACATAGTGCCTTGCGTAATTAGAATATTCCATCCAACCACTTCCTTTAACAACTTTTTCTTTTTTACCTTTAGGATTCCATTTAGGATGAAAACTTGGATCGTCTTGCATCCAAGCTATTTCCGCTGCTAAATCTTCGGCATCTTTATGAGACATAGATAGCGTAGAGTATAAATTACTTTTTGAAAATGTGCTAGTGTTTTTTAACTAGCTATATCGTATAAGCCCATTTTTGCATCCTCAACGCTTTGTTCGTTGATTTTTGTTTTGAGCTCTTTAATTTGGATATCAATCCACTTCATATCAGGAGTTACTCTACCCTGTTGTAACGCCTGTGTTGCCCACTTGGACTCCAACTGAAGTTTTTCCGATATCAACTTCTGTAGTGCCATTTTTTAGCTCCTCATATGTGATGAAGATTTTATTTTTTAAATAGAAACCTTCATCTTTAGCTTCGATCTCACCATTCTCAAGTTTATTCTTGAATTGAACAAGAGCCTCAGCATCATTTTCAGCATTTACTATCCCATTATAATATAGACCATCTGATCTAATTTGTATGCGATATTGCTTCATAAGAGATTATATACCACTTTTGCGTGTTAAATCAACCCTAGGTTTCTTAGTTCCTGCGGTGGCCGTTGTTCGCTACACATTGGGCAGTCTACTTTAAGCATCGTGGATTCTTCAGTATCCTTGTACACCCAAATCTCTCTAAGACCCTTACATCTCATGCAAGTATCCTTACCATATTCTACAAATTGTTTAGTGTTTCTTGTATTTAAATCATCATTATTTATCATCTGTCTCTCCCCAACTTTTACCAATGGCTACATCAACCTTAAAAGGTACTTTAAGATTATCTAATGTATTTTCCATCATATTTGTTATTTTACTTATATCACTTTCTTCGTTTATACTAAAACAAAGTTCGTCATGTATTTGTAACATAGGCATAAAACCTGCATTCGTACAATCAATCATAGCTTGTTTAACTTGGTCAGCTGCGGATCCCTGAATTAATCTATTCAAAGCTTTATAAGTAAAGGCACGCCTAATGTTGTTTCCATATTGTGCTTTAGCAGCTTCATAACTCATAGCTTGGTTCATACCAAAGGTAGCTGGTTCCCATTTATCAAATCTACATTTTCTACCTTTAAGAGTTCTAATGAAACCAAACTTACTAGCAGATTGTGTTGTAGCTTCTGCTAACTTCTTAACGAAAGGTACTCTAGTATTGTATTTAGCTAAAAGCATTTCAGCAGCATCTTTAGAAATGCCTAGTTCCTTAGATAACTTTGCTTTACCCATACCATAGAACAAACCTAAGTTAATTGTCTTAGCTTGTGTTCTAGATATACCTGCCATATCAGCAACGATTTGATGAAAGTCTGCAGATTCATCTTGGTAAGCTTGTATGAATTCTTCTGCTCCTTGAATTTGATCTCCAATTGATGCAGAGTAATGTGCAACCAATCTTGGTTCTTGTTGTGAATAGTCAAAGCTACCCCATTGTCTACCTTCTTCAGGTAAGAACAATGATCTAATTTTATTTCCAAACTCTTTGTTACGAGCAGGGATCTGTTGTAGGTTAGGATTTGCATAAGATAATCTTCCTGATACCGTACCACCTTGATCTGATCTTAATTGATTAATCTCAGAATGAATACGTCCTTTATGTACATATCTATTAATAGAATCAATAAATGTGGAGTGAAATTTATTTATCTCTCTAGTTTCCTTTATCAGTTGTGCAATAGGATGTTCACAGTTAGCTAACCAATTCTGTGTAAAAGATGGCTCGTCAGACTTAGGAGTTCTTGGATATTCTATTCCTAATCTGTCAAACACTTGTGCTACACTTCGTGCAGCCCAAATATCTACATCAATAGTTGTTTCATCTTTTATTTGTTTTAATAACGCAAATTCTTTTTTTCTAAATTCTTTTTTAAGATCATGTGCCCGTTGTTCGTTGATACGTATGCCTTGTTGTCTCATATTGATTAGTGTAGGCAATAGTTCCATTTCCATTTCCCATACATCATTCAAGGATTGTTTCATAATCTCTGGCTTGAATTGATGCCAAAGTCTTAAAGTAAGAGCAGCATCTTGTTCAGCATAGAAACCTACAAAGCTTGCAGGCATTCTCCACATATCTTGTTTAGCATCGATACCCCACTCTTTAGCTTTCTCATTTAAGAATGTTTCATTTTTAATTTCACCTAGGTAATCTTTAGCACAGGCATTTAAACTAAAACTAAATCTGTTTTCATCTATCAAAGCTGCAGCTGTCATTGTATCTACAATCTTTCCTCTAATCTCAAAGCCGTTAGCTTTTAACCAACCCACGTCATAAGAAGCATTATGAAATATTTTTGTGCTAGGTCTTTTTAATAAATCTACCATCCAAGCAGTAGTAACAGCTAAATCCATATTACCACCTGCATCATGTGCTATGGGGAAGTACCATTGTTTACCTAATGCTGCTACGGCAAAACCTACGATGTGGCCTTTGCCTGTGGCCCAACCTGAGCCGTGTGTTTTTAAATCAGGATCTTTTGTTTCTAAGTCTATGGCTACTTCAGTAGCTTCTCTTAAGTCAGGGTATTCTGAGGGGCAAACCCAATCAGAATCATTGTAAATAAAATTTAATTGATGAGTCATTATTTAAAGTGCCAACTGGTTATTTTGTCTGTGATCTTTAGTATCTTGTTTCTTGTCTTCATCGTATTTTCCTATTTTTTCTATTTTACAATAACAATCTTCACATAGAGGAATGCCTCTATCAATGACAACTGCTATTCTTTTACATCTAGTACATGTTCTTTTTTGCATAATTTATAATAACAAATCCTACAATAATAAAGACAATCAAAAGCAATGTCTCTCCTGTTGCATTCTATACACTTACATCCACTCATTTAATTCCATAATCTCTAGCTAAAATCATTTCACAATAATGAATAGCTTTTTTAATATCATTCTCTTTACCTTTATCTTGGTGTCTACAAACGTATTTAATTACATTAGCTTCTGCTGCAAGTAATCTATTATCATTAATAAACTTTGAAGGTTGTATTTTAAATTTTTGATAATGACTGCCTTGAATTTGTTTTTTATACGGTGACATAATTACTTTTATACAATTTATAATATTTACTCAAGGGAAAATGATATCTGTGGAAAGTGCCTAATAGATGTAAGTTCTTCTTTGCTCTAGTTGCTCCTACATACCATACCCTTAATTCTTTAACCTTGTCTGCTAAACTCTTTCTTTCATAATGTGATGGGAAGTTACATTTAGAAGATAGTATAACATTATCTGCTTCTCCACCTTTAACCTGGTGTATCGTATCAATAACTATCTTTGCCTTTTCATCTAAATTAAAACCATTCTCAATTAACTTCATAAAATATAATTTTTCTTTTTCTTTAAACTTACGTTGAAACGCTTCTGTCCAAGGTTTCTTTTCTTCGACCATTCCTCCCTGCAGGTGCAGTTGTTCAAAATTAAATACTTGATTCGGATGAGCAAAGCTCCATTTCTTGCTGTCCGTTGATCGGTAGCCGTGATCTATGTTTAAAAGAAAATTGTACATGTTCCCTGCATCTTCTCTTGTTATGCTACCACCTTCGCAAATCTTTTCCCAATCTTGTATGGCTTTCCATTGGTTAGGATCAAAAGATCTCGTACCTCGCATGTCCTGAAAGTATATACCCATATCTCTAGCTTCATCCTGTAGTTCTTTCTTAACATCATTTATTCTAGCTAATATCATCCAAGATCCTTCATCATCTAAAGGTATTTTCTTAAGATTATTCCACTTACTTATAGTTCCCTCACTACCATTAGAATTAAATTGTTTCTCTACTCTATAACCTTCCATACCATTTAATAAACACCTAGCAAAAAAATGTACTTGTTTATTCAGTCTTCTAGATTTTTCTAATATTTTTATCTTACCTGGAAAAGTTTGAAAGTAAGTTACTTCTGCACCATTCCATTCATAGATAGCCTGATCATCATCACCAGCTAGATAAACTTTCTCTGAGCTTAATGCTAACTTAACAACCATATCCCACTGTAAAGGTGTTAGATCTTGAGCTTCATCCACCATCAATACTCTAAAAGGTAAAGCTAAACCTGATTTAATAAACTTCTCAACCATATCTGTAAAATCTAATCTATCATTTTTAAACTCCCCTGGACTCTCTTCATACTTTTTGTAGTTCTCATAACCGTGAATAATAGATTTAAATTGTTGTAATCTAACTTTCTTTCTAGGTTCTTTTTTGTAAAGCTCTACGGGATCAATCTTCATGTTTCTTGCCTTATCATAAATTTGTAGCGACCAGTTGTTATAAACTTTCTTGTCATCCCAAGCAGGTTTGTAATCTAACTTTACAGTTCCGTATTGTGTATGGAATTGTAGTAAATCTACTTTAGGATCTAATACAGGTATGTCTGAGAATTGTTGTCTAGCTAAACTATGTAAGGTTCTAAAATATTTAAAGTCATCTTCATTGTAACCTTTAAACTCTTTTCTAATTCTATCTCTACATTCTTGAACAGCTTTATTTGTAAATGAGATGTAACATATCTCATCAGGTGATAGACCCATTCTTAAAAAACGTTTTGCTCTTTGTAGTAGTCTATGTGTTTTACCTGTTCCTGGTGGACCAAAAAATTTAATTGTCTTCCCATGGAGTTTTTGCTTTAGTGAATTTGACATTTTTATTTTTGTGCGTTGTTTGTTGTGGTTTGTCTGCAACCCAGTGTCTCGTGTTAATGCTTTCAAATTTCTTACTCTTCTTACATCCGCCTTCCTGTAGGAATATTGTACAATCTTTTTCAGACCAATTGTAGCCCTGCTTTTTCATAAATAACTTAAAGGTTTCTAGTTTAAATCTAATATTTTTATCATCGTGCCATATATTATCGTGTTCAATTTGATCAAAGTCAGTAGTTGTATCTGTGTCTTCAAAAAATTTAGTCATTCTTGTATTGAACACATCTAGTCTTTCTTCTTCTCTATCAATACCTTCCATATCAATCTTGTTAGCCATAAGTTCTTCTAGCCAATCTTTATATGGATCAGGATCTCTTTTAGAACCTTTTAGTGTTCTCCAAACAATATCATAAGATAAAAGTCTCTCTCCAAGTAACTGTTGTTGATATAATTGTTTAGTTTCTAATTTAACTACCTTACCTTGTATAGGAAGCAACCAATAAGGCTCAGGGTATGAATTAACTTTAACTAACTTACCTACTTCAGGTAAAGCTTCATTTAGGCCAATACCATACTTTCTCTTTGCACATTGTTTGCTACCATTACAAAACTGTCTAGCTATGGCAGTTCCACATTTAAAACTGTAATCATGTTTCTCGATCATCTCTATAACTTTATTAATTTCTTTTGGATCAAGAGGTGGAACACAAATCTTTTTATTTAAATCTCTAACCATATCTGTCCAATAATCTTTGTCAGAATTAATCTTCTTAGCTAGTACACCAACATTAAACATTGCATCATTACGGCCCTCACCTTCTGTTACTTGATTTCTAATAAATTTATTTACGCAGTTAGGCCAATCTTTATTTTCCTTATCATTGTCTGTATTTATATTTAAAAAGTCTTCAGGTTTGACTATAAAAGTTTTTACGTATTCAAGATATTTATCAAAAGGAATACTGTTGGCATTATCATCTAATGCACATCGTGTAGAAAATTTTGCGTTTTGGTAAGGTAAGTTTAAGAATTGACCTTTTTGTTTGTCTTCCCATTTTTCAGGAGTTAAATCTACTGTGTCTTGAGCTGGAAAAATATCTGTCTTAGTGTCATTAACACCTAGATCAGCAGCTATAGAAATTAATTTCTTACGCATATCTGCAGCAGCCATTGGCTCTGATAAGTGCACAATTAAATGTAATGCATTTGATTTAGAACGGTAAGGTACAAATGGGTAACCTCGTTCTCTAACTAAACTAATGTATTGTTTTAAATCCATACCATACCTATCGATGTCTATAACACCCCAGGTACACGTACTATCGTCATGTATTACAACAGAACCTAAATGTGATTTACCTTCTAAATGATTTATCCAATCTTTATCAGTAACAGGTTCAGCTACAATCCAACTTTTATATTCTTCTTTACCCGTAGGTTTTTTAGTACCTGTAGGTTTGGATTGTCCGTAATAAGTTTGGGAGCCCTGGAACAGGGTTTTAAACTGTTCCAGGTCTTTGCTAAAATCCATACATTAAAACGGTGTCTTAGCTGATTGTTCTTCTTTATCGTGTTTGACGTTAACTGATCCTCCAGAACATGCTTGTCTAAATTTCATAGCACGCTGTACTAAAGACTCGTTATCGCAAATACCCTCTGATGTGATTTCCCAACCATACCAAGAACCTAATTGATTTTTTTCAAGTACAGTTCTCAATCTATATAATTGAGTAAAAGGTGCAGGTCTAAATGTACCCTTTCCATCTTTTCTAGGTTGTTGCATCAAGTTCATCATACTATTCCACTTCTTAGATTTTTTTCTTTGAGTGGACTTCATAGTGATCAATGCTTCAGATGCAGTAGTACCTTCAACAACAACTACATAATGTGAAGATGTTTCTTCTATGTAGTTACCATTTTCAAGTCTATCTTTACCTGAATCATCTCTTGTAGTTTTTTGCATAATGTCACTATCAGCCGAATATATATTTCTTGGAGAAGCAGAACCTTCTTGGCCTCTGTCAGCCCATTCGATATATTCAAACTTATAATAAGCAGGTATTACTTGAATACCTTTTTGCCCATCATATAGCTTGTCAGTAACTGTATTGTAAATCATTCCAGGTCTTGCATCAGGAATAAATTTAGAATCTCCTTGAGTTACTTGTGGTGATAGTTGTCCTAAGATTTTTAGGAAAGGCAGCTGTAAACTTTTTGAATCAACGTTATCAAAACCTTGATCTGCATATTTTTCAATATCAAAAGCTACAACTGAATTGTTTTTCTTCGTTGTTAGATCTGTCCGTTTTTCACTAGACATTTTTCCTCCTTGGTTATTATTTGTTACTTATTACTTAATAGTTGCTCTATTAGCGATATAGATACCAAATAAATCAAAAGGAAGTTCTTCACCTTTTTCAACTCGTTCTCGAGCCCAAGCTTTTAAAGTCATTGGTTCAACTTTCATCTTCTGAGAATAATTAAAACCATGTTGTTGACATACTTTAACTAACTCAGATGCTAGATTATCTTGACCACGATCTAAATTTGCAGTGATAGAATTTTTAATCATATCACCGTGACCCTTAGCTCTTAACCAACTAAAGGCTTCATCTTGTCTCTCGATAGGAATCTTAGCACCATAGAACGGTTTGACATTAACTTTTTTACCATTAGTTAAAACTAATGAGTCAACACCAGCTTCCTGCATCATTTCAGGAATGATTCGTTCTTGATAGTCTCTAAGTTTTTCCTTGAGTCTAGATAGGTTCTCTTCTGCTGAATTTACTTGTTGTTCTAAATCTATACACTTATTACAGACTTCTGTAATATCTTTTACATCTTCTGTCTTAAGTTCTAGACTTGAGAATTTTTCAATATCCATATCTAGTCATCCTTTTAAACTTTTTATTTGCAATGTCAAATTTATTTTTATATAAATTTATCGGATGTGGAAATACCCTTATAAGACTAAACCCTATGAACATCAAAGGAAAGCCCTACAGCTTTCTGCAGATAAAGATGTATTTGCATACTTTATGGAAATGGGTACAGGTAAAACAAAAACAACCATAGATAGTCTTGGATATTTATGGTTTAAAAGAAACATTAATGCTGCATTAATCATTGCACCTAAATCTGTGTACACTGTATGGGATAAAGAAATCGATACTCATTTGCCTGATGAAATACCTAGAATAAAATACTTATGGAAAATTAATAAAGAAAAAGAATGGAATAAATTTAATTCATCTAAAGATTTAAAATTATTTTTAATTAACGTTGAAGCCTTATCAACTAAAAAAGGTGTGGATTGGTGTAAGAAATTTTTAACATTAAATCCAATGAACATGATTATAATAGATGAAAGTACAACAATAAAAAACCCACAAGCAAAAAGGACAAAAAATATTTTAGAATTAAAATACCTATCCCGTGTAAGGCGTATATTAACAGGATCGCCAGTAACAAAATCTCCATTAGATCTATATACACAATGTGCTTTCTTAGATCCAGCATTATTAGGACATAAGAGTTATTATACTTTTAGAAATAGGTATTGTACTTTTGAAGAAATATATGTCCCTGGGGGTAATCAAATGATGGTACCATCAGGTTACAGAAACTTAGATGAGTTAGAATTAAAACTTAAAGCTTTCTCAATGAGAATTACTAAAGATGAATGTTTAGATATACCTGAAAAGATATATCAAAAAAGAGAAATTACATTATCAGGTGAACAAAAGAAAATTTATGAAACATTAAGAAGACAAGCTTTGGCTAGATTTGAAACAGAAACTATTTCAGTACACAATCAATTAACTGAAATTTTAAGATTACACCAAATAGCTAATGGTTATTGTAAATCTGACGAAGGTGATTTGATACAATTTACTAATGAAAAATTAAAAGCACTAATGGAAATACTAGAAGAAACAGATGAGAAAGTTATTATCTGGGCAACCTATGTACACAACATACAAGAAATAATAAAAGCTTTAAGTGAGAAGTATGGATCAGAGTCTACCGTTTCTATGTTTGGAGAAACTAGCGTGCCTGATAGACAAGAAGCAGTTAGAAGATTTCAAGAAGATCCTGCATGTAGATTTTTTGTAGCTAATCCTACAACAGGTGGTTACGGTTTAACTTTAACCAAAGCTAAGTATGTTGTTTATTATTCTAATAATTATAATCTTGAAGTAAGACTACAATCAGAAGATAGAGCTCACAGGATAGGACAAACTAAGAATGTTGTTTATATAGATATCATTGCCAAAGATACGATTGATGAGAAGATAGTTAAAGCACTTGCTCGTAAAATACAGTTATCTAATCAAACATTAGGGGATAAAGCTAAAAATTGGTTGATCTAACCTTTCTTCATCATCTCTTTGTAAAGTTCTACTCTTTGTAAAAACTTTTCAGAATATTCTTTTAAATCGTTTTCGTTCAATACAAATTGCTGATACTGCAAATCTTTTGTAGCTATAGATATTATTCCTTGTTCTATTGGCCCATAATGTGTTTTATGTGCTAAGTAGTAAGCACCTAACTGATGTTTATATCCATCAACCCATTTTTCTATTTTAGGTCTATTAGATTGTTTAAAGTCTACAATACTTGGTTTACCTGCAGACACAGCTACAAGATCTGTAGTGCCTGCGTATTCATAGTTGTAAGATAAAGATATCTCACTTCCCCATACTTCTTCTATGTTTAAGTTTGATTTAATAAGCTCTGCCATAGCTCTAGGATGAGCACCTTCATCAGTTGCATTATAATATTTTTGACCTTGATAATAAAATTCTAGTACACGATGCATTTCAGTTCCTCTTTTAGCTGATTCATTTACAATTCTGTCAGCGTTCTCTGCACCAATCTTTCTTCTCCAATTATCTAGGAATCTTTTATCTTCTGTAGCACTAAGAATAGTTGTAACACTAGGTACAGGTTTATCTTCTACAAGATACTTACGTCCTGTTTCTGATTGAAATCTATTGTGTCTTTTGTAGGGATATTTTTTTATGATTTGCATATCAGCATATTAGCTAATATGTCCAGAAAGTACAGCTAAAAGTATTGCAGTCAATCCACCAATGATCCATTTTTCTATTCTAGCAATACGGGTTTCCATTCTATCTATTCTTTCAAAAGTTTGTTTCTGCATAATTCTGCAGATTTTTTCATGGTATTCTATTTTTTCTAATGCTGTTTTCTTTGTCATTATGCTTGTTCCCTTCTTCTAGCTGCCGCAATCGATGTAGTATCAAAAGGGAATAAAGATTGTAGTTGTTCTGATTGCGGTGCTTGTTGTCCGCTGACCGTTGGCTGTGCTCCAACACCCACTGGTGATTGTAAATCTTCCATAGTCACATCACCCATTACAGAGGTTCTTTCTCTTTCTGCTTCGTCAATTTCTACAGCTTCTTCATTGGCTACAGATGTATTCATATAAGATACCATTTCGTTATCTGTAACTGTATCACCTGATGGACTAGTAAAGTCTTGTACAAACATAGACTCAACAGTTTCTTTTGGTAAATTCTTATCGTCATACTTAGGTTGTGGAATTCTGTAACTCATGTTTAATATTTCTCTAGAAATAGCTTCAGGATCAATATTTTTAGGATTTACTCTAGGTACATCTTTGTCTTCTTCATTTAAGTAATTAAATAATCTAGCAAAGGCTTCTCTCTTCTGTGTTAAACCCAATGCAGTTATTTTAGAGTTAACACTTCGAATACTAAAGTTATTGTCTGGTCCAATCTTCTTACCTTTTAATCCTTTAACTAATTCATCAGGTAATAAAGCATCATTCATATATCTTAAAGCAGTAGGGTCAGTTAAAATTCTACCTGCTCTTCTAGCTAATAATAAAAAGATAGCTGGTGCTAAAGGATTAACTGTAAACATACCAGCACCTACAAACATACCTCCAGCTACAGATCCAAAAGATCCTAGTGTCATTCTTCTTTGTAAGAATGTAGAAGTATCTGATAAAGGTACATCGGATATTGCTTTCATATAATTAGTAAATTTAAAGAAGTCACTCGCACCGTTTTCACCTAACATCTTAATCATTTTTTGTCTGCCTAGTTCTTCAGTAGCACTACCAATACCAAGCTTGTTTAAAAACTTATTGATATTGAAACTTGCAAAATCATTAGGACTAAATCTAATATCTGTTACATCATAGATACCATTTCTTAATCTTACGCTATCTAAACTAAAGTCAGGTAAGTTAGCTCTCTGCTCTCTTGATAATAAACCCATAGCATCTTGTGCGTATTGTGTACCAGCTTTTACATCTGCTGATTCATCTAATACATTTTTAAAAATTGATTGTGCTTGTGGCGTTGAAGCTGTGTCAAAAGAATCTAAGAAAGCATTAAACATATATCTAGCTTTTGCAGCTTTTAATAATGCTTTACCACCTGCAGTTGCTTTAATACCTAACTCAGGAGCTCCTTCTGCACCTATCAGTTTAGCAAATTGCTCTAATGCTTTAGGACTATTAGAAGCAAATACATCTCTTTCTAATGTTTCAAAGATTTGATCCCTGAATTTATTTTGCATACCATAAATACCATTAACACCTTTTTGTGTGAACAATGTTCTATCAAATTGTTTTAATATTTGAGGCACTTTAGCTCTTTGGTAAAAACCTAAAATGGATGAGAAAGTATTGTTAGCATCGTATAACTTATCTCTTAATTTTTCTGCCGCTGCAATGTTGTTAGCTATATAAGCTTCTGCGGCTTGAGGATTTTGTTTAGCTAAAGCTTCGTATGTAGCTTTAATACCTTCGTCTTGTAACATAGTACCTTTGTTTAACATACCACCAAAAGCATTGAAGTCATTTTCCATAGCTTCTCTCATAGCCCAGATTTCTGATTTTAAAGTTTTGTATCCTGATCCTTCTATAGCTCTATTTAACATTGTGATTAAACCTTTGTATTGTTTAGGTGTAATCATGCCGTCCTTAATAGCTGCCGTGGCTTGCATAAATAAATTTAAAGGATCTCCGCTTGACGTTAAAACTTTATCAATGTCTTTAATAGGAATGGCTCCTCTTGTCGTGTAAATATCAAATTCAGGGAAGTTTCCTTTTACTGAATCTAAGAAATCATTAGCTGCTTTTTGAGTATTTAAAAGTTTAATAGCTTTTGGATTACCTGATGTAGTAGCTAAAGCATCAAAAGCTTTATATTTAGAAGCAATCAAATCTATGTTATCTGAAAATACTTTATTAATTTGACCGTAAACATCAGTCGATAAAATACTTGTTTTTAATAAAGGTGAGTAAGCAACTAAATCATTTAAGTATTGTCGACCTGCAGCTTGCTCTGCACCTTGTAAAGCCTCTCTACCTATTCCTGATACAAATGGAAATACACCAACTGTTTTAAAATATGTTTGTCCCATACCACCAAGCCAACCTTGGCCTTGTTTCATAGCTGACATAAGAGGTATTGGTAAACCTTTGTCTCTAGCATATTTAGCTAGTTCAGCTTGTTCAGGGCCTACTGTTCCAAATAATTTTCTTCCCAATTTACCTAGTGGACCAAATATAAAAGGTGATAATGCAGCCGCACCAGAGTTCCACAACAATGCGTTTCTAGTAGCATAAGCAGCATTCGTCAAAGTATCTCTATCAATTTCTTTTTCAGGCATTGTAGCTAAATCATCAGAGATAGCTCCAGCGATTTGTTGACCTACTGTTTCATTTAATAAATCATAAGTTACTGCTGCTGTACCAGCTCCTGCTGAACCGCCTAATACAGAATATACTTCTGCTCTACCCAAAGGACTTTGAATTACTTTAGCAGGAACATCCGCAGCTCTTGCTACTGTTTTTAAAACACTTCCTAAAAATTTAAATCTGCCAGGTAACTTATCTCCAAGCTTAGCTGCTTGTTGTACAAAATAACCTGGGCTTTTGTTCCATAAATTACCAGACTTGGCAGCACCATATATTTTTTTACGCATGAGTGCATAAGGTGTAATACCGCCAGTTAAATCGCCAGCTAATTCAAAGCTAGCTTGACCTGATCTTAAACCAAAAATGTCCGCTTCTCTTGCAGCAACTTGAATAGGATCTTTATAATATTCTTCTTCTCTAGCTAACTTCTTTGCTGTGGCTCCTCTTAAAGCCATCAGCTCATTTGTCTTTGGGCCTTGTAAAGCTCCTTTATCAATTAGTTTATCAATGATAGCTCTTTGTTTTGCACTTAATGCATTTGGATCAAGAGTCTTATCATCTAATTGTTTTTGTAATTGTTCAATAGTTGCCATTATTTATTAAACTCCTCTAATAACTCATCTGCATTCATTTGATCAAATTTACTTAAAATGTTTTCTGATAATGAAGTTCCTTCTTGTAATCTAAAATTATTCTGTCTTCTCATTGCATCAAGTGTAATATCTAATCCACCAAGTCTTCTGTAGTCATCTTCGTATCTTAAGATATCTCTTTCTAACTCTTCTGCAATCGCTTTGATAGAAGCTCTTGTAGATTCACTACCTCTAGTTAATGTAAATAAGTTAACCAATCTTTCAGCAGCTCTTACGTCTCTTTCAGTTAATCGGTCTTGATCTTTAAATGAATTAGCTAAAGCGTACACTAACGTAGTTTCTGCTACTGCTAATTTTTCTAAAGTTTCAGCATCTACTTCTTCATCACCTAATCTAGATTTTATTCTCTTTTCAGCTTGTTTGTAAATTGAATCGTAATCAAAAGTTTTTAATATTTTCTTTCTAGCTTCATCTGATAGTGTATCATCTGCTTCAATTCTAGCTCTTTCTTGTTCATATAATGCTTTTGCTTCAGCTGCTGTTGTAGTTCCCATACCAAATACATCTTGTAAAGCACCTCCAAATCTAGTTGTAAATAATTGAATAGCACCTCTAGGACCACCAGCTGTAGGTTTAGCAGTAAGTATATCTAATACGTCATTAGCAACTCCATACGTTTTGTATCTATTAGATAATATTTCTCCAATTTTAACAGTTTCTTTATCAACAGTATCTTTCTTTAAGAATTGTGTAGGTGTACCGTAACCTTCTATTTCATCTGAACCTACAGGAGCATAAACCATGTTACCTCTTTCATCTATCTGTCCTGTTGCAACTTGCATAGTTCCACCTTTAGTTTGTCTTCCTTTAAGATTTGTTATATTTCCGTTTTTATCAGTAAATTGTATAACACCTAATTCACCTTCAAATGGTGTACCAGCAGCTGCTTCATTAAATAATTTTAATTCATCTAATGCATAACCTAGGTAAGTCTCCATAGAGTTTCTTTGAATCTCATCTTCTTTTAATTTCATTACTGCATAATTATTAACTGCAGGGCCTAATGCAGCACCAAATACTTCTAGTGCTCCTCCTAAACCTTTTTTACTTGTAGTTCCTGTTAATAATCCAGAAGCTAAGTTAGCTAAGAATACTAAATTAGATTGTGACATTCCTTTACCTTGATTCATTTGATTGTATAATTCTCTAGCTCTATCAATTAAAGGATCAGAAACCATTCTTTGAGATGTCTCAGAACGTTTAACAACTTTTTGATTTGCTCCAGTGTCCGTTGTTGGTACTTCTTCAACAGGTGCTTCTGGTTTCATGTCTTTTACGATTGTATCTTTTTCTTCTTTAACATCTACTGCAGCAGCTGTGGTTTGTTCTGGTGGTATACCACCTCCAATATTACTGTAATCTTTTTTAGCCTTGTCAGCTACTTTAGTAACATCTATATAACTTTTACCGCCTTCTACAATCGTATTTTCAGGTTGTGTTAAAACATCTTCTTTACCTTTTCCAAAGGCTGTTCTGTATCCTTCGTATCCAACTGATGGGTCTTTAGATCCCGCACCTCTACCTGATGCAATAGCTCTATTGTCAGCTGATGCTTCAGCAGGCATAAAGTTTCTAGCTACAGCAGGATTATTTCTGTACATTTCTTCAAAGGAAACTTGTTCAATTGGTTGACCTAGTACGCCTTCTACTCCTGGCATAAAAGCAGGGTTAGCTGCTGTTGTACCTAAAGGTCTTTCTTTTATTAAATCCGTTACTCTACCAACAAATGGTCTTGCACCTCTGTAACCTGCATAACCTAATCCAACACCCATACCTACGGGAGTTCTTCCTAATAAAGCTGCTACACCTAAATCAGCTACAGGTTTAGCTGGTCCTTCAAAGCCTAGTTTTCTAGTTCCTTCTTCTACAAGTGGGTATAAACCTGCTCCACCAATAAAAGATGCAGTTCCAAATCCTGGAGTACCTGATCTTAATACTGACATAGGATTTCTTCTTAAGTTAGAAAAAAATCCTCTGATGTCTCTACCTATTCTATAACCTAAAGATGGTTTAGGTGCAGCACCTTGTACCGCAGGTAATCCTCCTACTATTCTTCCTGTAACAGGATCATAGAAGCCACCACCTTTTTGAATATAATTTTGAACACCACCAGGTACATCCATACCAATCATTTGACCTACTTGTGCTTTGATAGGTTTTAGATAACCTTTCTTTAAAGCAGCTTGCCTGAATAAGGGTCTGTTAAGGACTTTGTTTAAAGACATTAAACCGTCCTTTGTTGTTGTCCTTGCTGGTAATTTTGAAACGCTGTGAATGCTCCCAATCCAGTTCCAACTGCTTGTGCTAATGGACTTGTTTGTGGTTGAGTTGCTGCTGTAATTGTAGATTGTGACTTAGGTCCAGCAGCATAAATATTAGATAAGAACTCAGCTCTTTGATATGGTTCGTAAGCTTGTTGTAATTGAGATTGTCTAGCTGCATCTAATGTAGCTTGAGCAAGTTGTCTTTGTAATCCACCAGCTTGTATCATTTGATTAATATCACTTTGTGCCATGCCTTGTTGTAATTGACCTATGTTAGCCATAGCAGATCCAATGTCACCTAATGTTCTTTGCTGTTGTTGTGCTGCTTGTAATGCAGTACCAAAACCTTGTTGTTGTGCTAAACCAACTTGACCTAGTCTAGCTCTTTCTAATTCTCCAATGGCTACACCTTCTCGTCCACCACCAAATGCTCCAGAACCAACCGCTTGTGCAGCTAATTGATTTCTAGCTTGTGCAGCTTGTCTATTAATTTCATCAATCACATAAGATTGATAAGGATTATAAAATTGTGAAATGTTTGGAGTCTGTGCAGCTAGTAATTGTCCTAGCCCTGATGTTACTGTAGGAGCTCCAACTCCTGTGGTTCCTGCAGCCGTTAAACCTTGCTGTTCTAAAGCACCAAAAGGTGCAACTTGCATAGCTGGAATAGTCACAGGTTGCTGTGCAACTCCACGTGCTAAATCCATTAATTCTATTTTTCGTTCTTCAATACCTGGTGCTTCTCTTAAAACTGTAGTTCCGAATGAACTTCCTGAACTAGGTGCAGGTTGTGAAGAACCGCCTCCGCCTCCACCAAATATGCTACTTACTATTGATCCCATTATAAATCTTTCTCCATTTGAATATGTTTAACTTTCCAACCCCATTTCTTGGACACTTTAGCCCAACCTGGTCTGCACCAAAAACTTAATTTTTTACAGTTATTTAGTTTACCAAATTTACTGACCGTTGACACTAGTATGTCTTCCCATAAATGTCTTTTTCTTCCAGTACAAATAATAGCTTCTAATTGTTTAAAGTTAGGTAATTCTGATATTCTTGTTACCATTAAGGCAAATACCTGATGTAATTCTTCTTCATCAGAACCACAAACTAAGAATAATTGAGCTTGGTCTTTCTTTAACAAGTCTTTAATATGTTCTTGATTAGCAAAACCACCTGAATACTTTAAAGCTTCTACAACCATAAATTCACACAATGGCCAGACTTTATCTATCATTTTAGGTTCTACTGATACGACTTCTATATCAGGTTTAATTAAGTTTTGCTTTTGCATTTCTACTTCCTTCTAAAAGATCAAATATACGTTTAAATCTTTTTTGTTGTTCGTAGAAGTATTGAGCACCTTTTTCTCTCATGTCTTTCATGCTTTTTGGATTTGCACCAGCTATGATACCTGCTCCTAATACTCCATCTGCTCTTGTTACAAACTCTCCGTCTGCTAATTGAGCTAACATTGTATCTTCGTCTTTATCACCGTTGCCTGAGCCATCCTCTACATAACCCTGAGCTCTCATATAGTTATTAGAATCGTTCTCATCGTGTGTTACTTTAGATGGTAGATAATTAATTCCACCTTCGTTGAATTTATTTATTTGTGCTAAACCACCTTCATTGAAAGTAGATTTTTGTAATTCGTATGGACCTAACGTGTATTGAGGTGTTCTACCTGCTTCAGGTATGTATGGTTGATCAAAAGTTTTTTCATCACCTGTTACTGGATCAATGTACTTAAAACCTCCTCTTTGTCTTTGTAATTCTGCTACAGCTAAATTATATGTAGGTGTATAAATGTCTTGAGGTTCTTGATCAAAAGCTCCTCCAAAATAACTTAATGCACCGACTCCTAATCCAACTTTTAATGGATCATAAGCCATTTGACCTTTAGCATTTTCAGATTTAAAAATATCTAGTATGCCACCACCAGGCATGGAAAAAGCTGAGTCTGCTCTTGAACCTGCTGCTGGAATTAATCCTCCTGAAGAAGGAGAAGCCATTTGTGCAATGGGTCCTCTTGCTGCAGCTGTTCCGCCTGAAAGTCCAAGTGATTTACCTAAAGCACTTCCTGAAAAAGCTGAAACTGGTCCTAAGTTAGAAAATGTTGGTATGTAATTAGCAGAAGCTATGTTTCCAAATCCTGCAGCACCAACACCTGGAACCATTTTACCACCGTAATAACCTAAAGCCGCACCTGTACCAGCTCCTAATAGTCTTTGAAGACCTGAACCACCAGCTTCTTTTGATGCTTTATATCCTTTATAGCCACCGTAGGCTGCTAATGCGTAGGGTAAGAATTGTAACATATGTAATATTTCCTAAGTTATTTGGTAATATTATCATTATCAGGCGTGTATATCAACTCGTCCTCAAATTTGCCTACATAAGAATGTTCGCCTACGTGCTGTATTTTTTGATTGATTAACGCATAACATTTGCCACCTATATCCTTCCAAAGCTTACAGAAAGCAAAGTCTTCACCCAAATAAATTTTAGATACAGGATCGTGTAAAGTATCAAAGAAGTTCCACATTTCTTCTTTATCTTCCATTTTTCCGTTAATGATTGTACCTTGTCTAATAGATTTATCAGGATAAGCTTGTTTCAATTTATCAAATACACTTCGTTTAATTAACATACATCCTGTTGGAGCATGTGTTACTTCAATAACATTTTTTTGTACTTGTACATTATTATGATCAGGTATCTTCATTGGATATTGATTACCAAATCCCATAACTTTTTCTATGTCTACATTAGGATTTTCTTTTATTTTTCTTACAATCTTTTCCCAATTAATATTTTTTAATGGATAAGGTATAGATATAAGTTCCTTTTCTCTAGCTAACATGTCATAAATAGATGAAGCTTCAAAACCAATATCACTATCTATAAATAATAAATGAGTAGCATCTTTATTTGTTAAGAATGCTGATACACATAGATTTCTACCTTGTGTGACTAAACTAGATTTCATCATTTGCACAGTTATTCTATCTTTTCTAATAAAACATAATTTTTGTAATTCTAATAAACTTTGTGCTGTATGTATGGACATTTCTGAATGCACAGGCATACCAACAAATATGTGATAGTTTGGAGTTAACTCAACTCTTTTAGGTTCTTTATCCATCCATATAGGTTTACTTGGATCTTGACTTTGTGCTGTATGTATGGACATTTCTGAATGCACAGGCATACCAACAAATATGTGATAGTTTGGAGTTAACTCAACTCTTTTAGGTTCTTTATCCATCCATATAGGTTTACTTGGATCTTGCATTTAATGCTCCTTGTAAAAAGTTATTCCAATGAAAGGCTACTCTATCCCAAGCGTAAAAATGATTAAAGTATTTTTGTTGAAACTTAAGATGTATTTTACAGCCATCTTGTTTTAATTGATCAGGCAAACTATTAATAGCACCTGCTGTTTGTTCAGCTAATCTAACATAATCTTTTTCCATAGGTATGTATGTTGGAAACTCAGCACCTGTTTCATATAAAGCTCCGTTGTCCGTTAGAACAGTAAACAGACCTACTGCTAAAGATTCTAAGGCAGATATGCAAAATGTTTCTTCCCATATGTTGGGATAAACAAATGCATCATACTTGTGTAAGTTTTCTAATATGTATTCATTAGGTTTGTAACCAATGTAATTTACATTAGGTAATTGTCTAGCCTGTTCGTATAATCCCTGCCATTGTGCATCATTAGCTTTTTTAAAATCGTCTCCATAAACTTGCGTACTAGAGTAAACATCACAAGTAATTAATGGATTAGTTACCTTTTGCATAGCAGCTAACATTACATTTAATCCTCTCCAAGGTGTCGGATGAAATATAATTTTAATAGGATCACCTTCTTTATAAAATGTTTCTTTTAATTTTAATTTAGGAATACCATTTTTAATAACTACACATTTATGTGTGGGTAGGTCATAGAAGAATCTAAATTGTTCATAGTTCCAATGACTGTTGAACACATACCAATCATACTTATTGTGATTAACTTTGTTTCTAAACCAATCAACTAAGTTAGCTTGATCATATGAATTTTTTTGCCAAAGAATATTAATTTTACTTGGATCAAATGGTACTTTACCTGGTACAGATGTACAGATTTGAAACTTATCAAGTAAAGATTTATCTATGTGTTTTTGTAAAAACTCTAATTGTAATTCTGTTCCACCTCTAGGTGTCATTATTGAGTTTCTCCAAATAGATCTAGTGTTGGTACTTTAACAGTTAAATCAACAGCTAGGTCTTCTTCGGAATTTTCTTTTAAATAATCTTCTTTGGTTTCGTAAGTTTTACCTGTTTTGTTATTACGATAAACATTTATCGTTTCACATTTAATAACTTTTTGATTCATTATCTACCCTGACCTCTATATGATTTACGGTTAGGTACTCTTTTATTATAACTTTTTGAATGACGCAAGGGTCTTTTTTTAGGTGTTTCTTTAAAGAAAGTTATTGTACCTATGCTACCTTTTTTCTTAGCCATTCTGATCTTCTCTAGAAATTTCTAAGATGGATATGGTTGCTGTAATAGCATCGGTTGTATTACATGACATTTTAAGTACATCGCTTTCTTCTAATATGATTGGGCCTTTAGCAATGTTACAAATAGTAGGCCCTGTAATAGAAGCATAAGCTATAAGTGTAGTAGATGTTGTAGACGAATCAGTAATGCTAGCTTGTAGTATTTTAGTACCACCTGAGCTAGTTGCTTGTATGTTTTGTATTATGGCTCTAGCATTAGATGGTGCTGTATACACTGATGTAACAGCAGTAGTAGTCGGAGCGTAAAACGCATTTTTATAAAAGTTTGCCATTATGTTAAATCAACCCATTTTAAGTTACCGAGAACATCATCATTTGCAGATGCACCTTTGGCAGCTAGTGTTAATGTATCAGAAACTCCTGCAATCGTCTGTCCTAATTGATAATCAAAATTAAATCCATCTCCAAACTGAATAGAATTAGATGCTTTACCTGAAAGATAAGCTTTACCAATAATAGTCCCTCCAGTAATTGTAGTTGTTCCTGTTAAATCATATTCTACATTATCAGAATATGATGTATATGAAAATGCTACTGATGGTGTAGCGTTTAAAATTAATTGTACTTCAAAGTCAGAATTAGATACTGCAGATGCATCAAAACCTTGAGATACAACAACTGCATATGGTCTTGATGATTTTAATCTAATAGTTGCTAAGTTATAAAATGTACCGGCAGTTGTTAAATTAACTCCACCTAAAGAAGCTGTTCCAATCATTTGTTGTATTCCAGATGGAGCATAACCTCCTTCAATCATTGTAGTTGAACATACTTGTTGTAATACAGCTGCACCAGATATAGTGCCAGTTGTTTCTATTTCATATCGTATTGGTAAGTTTGCAGTTTGCATATAAACAGTTGATAAATTATTTGCGTTTAAAAACGTATGTGCAGTTATAAATTTCCCATCGATTACAAAACCAACTCTTACAGCTCCCATACCTAACCATTCATAATCAGTAAACATAATTGTAGCTTTAGTTGGATCTAATGTATAACCACTTACACCCGTACCATCTAATTTGTCACCATTCCATGATGCTTGTGATACATCAGTATCAACAGCAGAACCAGTAACATAAGTACGTCTTACTATCTGATAACCTGTGCCAGTGTCTTCAAAAAAAATTCCATTGTTTGCATCAAACATTCCAACACGTTGTTCTAGTCCAGATTCTTGAGCATTCATTACAAAAGTATTTAGATTTAATAATGACTTACCAGGTTGATAAGACATTACTCTTTTAGATTGTCTAATAACTTTGTCACCACTAGCTGTGGTTACATTTAAATTAACTGTAGATTTATTTGCGGTATAGGTAACTGTTCCTGATCCAGTTAGATCTTCATCAAATAAATTATTTTTAGATAATACGTTTGTTGAATCAAATATAGTTAAAGGATTAGAAACCCTTAGTCTACCAAATGCATCATAGGCATTAGAGCCATCTCCACCACCAATAACTGTTGGTTCAACATTAACGTTGTTACAAGAACTCATTAGCAACCAAACCTTGAATTAAACCAAGTAAATCTCTCTAATTCTTTTCGTAAATCATCTTGATATGAAAAATTTAGTTCAGTTTTAATTGTATCGACTGCACGAAGAATTTGTCTCTGGTTTTCAACATCATATTCTTCTTTTGGTTCTGGTATGTATGAAGTTATTCTAGCCATTATCTTCTTCCATCTGGTTTGATATCTACTCTTAATGTTCCATAACGCCAAGTCTCACCTATAGCATCATTTTCTATTTTGATTGCAAGTAATCTTCCTCTAGCTCTAGTGTCTACTTTATCAGTGGATGATGTTATTGTAAAGGGTCCAAGAGGTGAACTAGATGCGGTGTCACTTGGATAGTTATTTAATAATAGTGTTACTTTTGAATTACCAGTTAATACTTTAAAATCAGGTATAAATCTTTTCATAGACATTATAAATTCACCATCACCTCTTAAATCAGCAAGTCCTGTTGTCTGACCCAAAGCACTTTGTCTAGCAGATATATCAAAATCACCTGACTTAATAAATGCATCAATAGAAGTTGTACCAGATGAATTGATTTGATCAGTTCCGGTTTCATGAGCATAGTAAGTGGATGCTCCAAATAAATTAGTAATACCCTGTATTGAAAAATTAGGTGTAGCAGTGCTGTCATATTCAGTTGCATAAGGTAAATCAAATACACCTGCATCAACATAAGATGTTCTAGTTAATGATGATGTTGTCCAACAGTTTTCTCCATAGTTATAAGTAACACATCTATCAATTTGATCTGATCCTGATTTTGCATAAAACCAATTTACTTCATTATATAAAGTATTATGTTCGGCATATATAATTTGATTTGCATTAAAGTTTAAACCTAAATTATCTCCTGTAGTTGTAAACACAAAGTCTTCAACTAAACATGGTATTGCTTTAACGGTACCATCATACATAAAAAATCCACCTTCACCTGACATCCAAAAGACAACACCATTAGAATAAGTCAATGCATGCTGACCAATCAATCCACAGTTAGTACCAACTTGTTTAACTGATGGTATAAATCTACTCATAGACATAATAAACTCACCATCTCCTCTAAGATCAGCAAGACCGGTTGTACCTCCTAAAGCACTACGACTAGCAGATATATCAAAGTCTCCTGATTGTATAAATGCATCAATAGAAGTTGTACCTGATGAATTGATTTGATCGGTTCCGGTTTCATGAGCATAATAAGTTGATGCTCCATACTTTGCAGTAATTCCTTGTATTGGAAAATTAGGTACAGCTGTTGTATTGTACTCCGTTGCATATGGTAAATCAAATACACCTGTATCTACATAACTAGTTCTAGCAAGTGAAGAAGTTGTCCAACAGTTTTCTCCGTAGTTATAAGTTACACATCTATCAATTTGATCAGAACCATTTTTTGCATAAAACCAATTTACTTCATTATATAAAGTATTATGTTCTGCATAAACAATCTGACCTGCATCATAATTAATTCCTAAATTGTCTCCTGTAGTTGTAAACACAAAGTCTTCAACTAAACAAGGAATCATTTTAACGGTACCATCATACATAAAAAATCCACCTTCACCTGACATCCAAAAGACAACACCATTAGAATAAGTCAATGCATGCTGACCAATCAATCCACAGTTAGTACCAACTTGTTTAACTGAAAATGTAAATGGTGGACCAACAAATTGAATAACATATGCAGAACTATCTGTTAATACCAAAGTATAATCTTTACCAGATACTGCTCCTACAATTTCATTTCCTTTATCCACTCTAAATGTTCCAGCGGTATTGGTTGCAGTTGGAGAATAAGTATTAAAATCTTCTTGATTTGAAAATCTTATAAACATTGGATCTTGTGTTGATGGATCACCAATTGTGGTTTCTGTTCCAAAATGAAATACGTGTCTATCTCTATCGGATACTTGTGTAAGTCTAGATGCTGTAGGTGCACCAGTCATAACCGTTGCTCTAATTGCTCTTGGCGTTGCTGCTCCTGCATCCCAAGTAAATGTTTTACCATTGTGAATAGTTGCAACTAATATTTGACCAAAGTTATCTAGACTCCAGAAGCCTGGATCCAGAACCACGTTACTTGTTGAACGTTCCGTGCCCCATGCTTCTTCACCAAATAAATATGTTCCCCAACCATAACCTGCAGATTGAAAAGTTGGACCAACAACTACATAAGGATCTATTTGTGCAGAACCTGTTCCAGAAGTTGTACCTGCTGAATTAGATGGCATAGTAATTTCAAAAGTATTCGTTGTTGAATTTAATACTTCAAATGTATTATCTGTAAAATCTGTTGTTGCGTATCCTGATCCAGTTGGAACAGTAACACTAGAAAAGGTTACATATCTTCCGTCAGATAAACCATGAGCAGTTTTGTTTACAGTAACAGTTGGTGAACCGGTTGTTGCATCAAAATCAGCTCCAGTAATTGCTGTATCTAAAGGAGTTATGTCATAAAAATTTTCACCATAATATAGAAACAAACCTTGCGATGTGCCGATTGCGGTATATTTTTCACCTGCTAAAGATGTCCACGCATGCTGAGCACGTGCAACTCCTGGTAAAGTTTTATTTTGAATTGTAAGTTGATTCCAGCCACCTATTTTTTCAGGTAGTCCATATCGAAATCGAACAAAATCACCATCGACCCATTGAGACTCGGCTCCGGAATCCGTGACCATCTTGTTAAAACCGGGCTTGAAAT